TCTTTAACACCTCTAATAGTGCTTATTATGGTTTGTATATGTGGCTACACAGAAAAAAAGGAGATGTTAATGATCCCAACCAAGTTTTAGAATATGAGCAATATGTGAATTTTGGATTAGATTCAACAATGACAAATGTGTTATCAGTTGAAGAAGAAATAACAGTATCAGGTTTAACAGGTGCAAATAAAATCACAAGTTCTTTAACTATACGACCAAACAGCTCAGAAACAAGCAGATATGAAGTGGAGGTTACGAGAGATGGTTCTACATTCGCAACAGGCAGTGCAGAAAATAGTGATTTACAGTTAGATATGGATTTACCTAATGGAACTTACAAAGTATTATTAAAAGTAACAGAGGAATTTACATTTGGAGAAACAGGAGTAGAAAACGCAGTTAGTTGGGATATGTCAGATCTGCAAGTTCCAGAATCACATACTTTTAATGTAACACAATTTACAGTAGCAGCAGTATTTGAATTTTTACCAAGTAAACAAATACCTACAATGAAAATAGTAGATTTTCTTACAGGGTTATTTAAGTTATTTAATCTCACGGCTTTTGTACAAGATGATGGAAAGATCAAAGTACAAACATTAGATACTTTTTATAGTGGTGGTAATAACTTTGATATTAGTGAATTTGTTGATGTTACATCAAGTAACGTAAACATTGCTTTACCATATAGAGAAATAGAATTTAAGTATAAAGGATTAGGGACTAAATTAGCATTACAACACGAACAATTAAGCAATGCAGGTTTAGGATGGGGAACATTAAAGTACAATGCTGATGCAGGAGAAAATTTAGATGGTGGTATATACACAGTTGAAGCTCCTTTTGAACATATGAAGTTTGAAAGGTTACACGATGGCAATACTACAACACAAAAAACAATACAGGTTGGTTGGAGTGTAGATGATAATGATGATCCTTATATTGGAGAACCATTATTGTTTTATCCTATACTACAAACTAATCAAGATCAAATTAGATTTTTAAATGATGAGGTTTCAAGTTTAAGTGATATTGATGATTACTATATTCCTTCTAATAGTTTAGCACTTGCATCAGGTACAAGTAAAATAAATATACATTACAATGCTGAACTAAACGAATATACTGGAGATGGTTTGTTTACAGACACGTTATTTGATGATTATTATAAAACATATATAAGTGATGTGTTTAGTATAAAAAGAAGAATATCAAAATATAAAGCATTTATACCTCTTAAAATTTTAAGAAACTATACTCTTGCCGACAGATTTATTATAAACAATAGAAAATATAAAATAAATAGCATTACAACTAACCTAAAAACAGGTGAAAGTAATGTAGAATTATTAAACGAAGTATGATACAAAACATTTTAGATTTATTAGCTATTACAGAAGCTAAAACCGAAAATATTAAAATAGCAAAAGGTAAATATAAACTACCTATGACGTTAAAAGAGGCATATAATCAAATTAAAAAAGAAATAAAATGGCTGAAAAAGTAGTAATTGATATTGACGTAAAAAGTAAAGATGCCGAGAAGCAGGTTGATAATTTAAATAAGGAATTAAGTAATACTAACGAAAACTTAGATAATATTACTGATGCCGGTGATAAAATGACTGGAGGATTAATTTCAGGATTTAAAAGTGTTGTAAATGGTGTAAAAGGAGCAATTAAAAGTTTATTCACATTAAAAGGCGCATTATTAGCTACAGGTATTGGTGCTTTTGTTTTAGCTATAGGAGCAATACAAACAGCGTTAACTAATTCTGAAGCTGGTCAAAACAGATTTACTAAATGGTTAAATCAAACTAGTGTTATTATTGGAAACGTAACTGATATACTTGGTAATTTTGGTAATGCAATAATGTCATTTGTTACACTTAATTTTGATGAAGCTGCAGATTCTATAGCTAAAGTAACTGAAGGTATTAAAAACTTTGGAGAAGAGACTCGTAAAGAAATAGCTATAGCAGGAGAGTTGTCCGATATGAGAGCTAAAGCAGATAAAGCAGAGAGAGAATTACAGGTTGAAAGAGCAAAATCAGATAGAAGAAGAGCTGAGTTATTAGAACAATCTATAAATAAAGAAAAATTTACAGTACAAGAGAGAATTGGTTTTTTGCAGGAAGCTGCTAGAGTAGAGGAGGATATAACAAATAAAGAAATTGAAGCTGCAAAACTAAGGTTAGAAGCAAGAAAATTAGAGAATTCATTATCAGAATCAACTAAAGAAGATCTTGAAGATGAAGCGAGATTAGAAGCAGAATTGATACAGTTGGAAACTGCTAAGTTAACTAAACAAAAAGAAGTAACATCACAGATTATTGCATTTAAAGCTGAGGAGGCGGCTGCTAAAAAAGCGATAGATGATAAGTTAAAGGCTGATGAAGATGAAGCACAAAGAATTATAGATGATAAGAAAAAAGAGGATGATGATAAGAAAAAACAAGCAGAAATAGATCTTTTTAATTTGAAATTAAAAATTAGAGATGCCGAAGCTGTTACAGAGGATGAACGTAGAGCATTAGAAATACAAAAAACAATTGAACATTATGACCAATTAATAAGGTTAGCAAAAGAACAAGGTTTAGCAACAGAACAATTAGAAAAAGCTAAAAATAATGCTTTAGATAAGTATAATAAAGAAAATGCTAATAATGAGATAAAATGGTCAGAAATGACAAGTAAAGAAAAAGTAGATATAGCTAATTCTACTTTAGGAAATATGGCAACTATTTTAGGTGAAGAATCAGCAGCTGGAAAAGCAGCGGCTATAGGTCAAGCAACAATAAGTACTTTTCAATCAGCAACTGACTCATATAAATCTATGGCAGGTATACCTATAGTTGGTCCAGCATTAGGTGCAATTGCTGCTGCTGCGGCTATTAAAAGTGGTATGGCTCAGGTTAAAGCAATAACATCAACTAAGTTACCTACTTTAGCTGGTAAATCAGCACCATCAGTTGGGTCAAGTTCTCCTTCTACACCTACAATTTCTACACCTCCTCAATTTAACGTAGTCGGTTCTTCAGGAGCTGATCAATTAGCTGATGCAATCGCGGGTAATCAACAACAACCTGTAAAAGCATTTGTAGTAAGTAATGATGTGACAACAGCACAAGAGTTAGATAGAAATATTGTAGATGGTGCAACTATTGGATAATATAACAAAAAATAAATAAAATTATTATTAATATATGGACATTATAGAACTTTTTATAGACGAAAACGACGAGTTTTCTGGCATTCAAGCAATTTCAGTTGTTGAGAATCCAGCAATAGAAGAAGATTTTATTGCATTAAAAAATCAAGAATTAAAATTAGCCCAAGTAGATTCAGAAAAGAAAATACTTATGGGAGCAGCTTTAATTCCTAACAAACCTATTTATAGAAAAAATAACGATAAGGAATATTATATTTATTTTTCTAAAAAAACAGTAAAAAAAGCTAGTGAATTGTTTTTAATGAGAGGTAATCAAAATAAATCCACACTAGAACACAAGTTACCATTACAAGGTTTATCCGTGGTTGAATCTTGGATAGTAGAAGATGAGAAATTTGATAAAACAAAAAAGTATGATTTGAGTGCACCTATAGGAACTTGGATGGTATCTGTAAAAGTAAACAATGATGAGGTTTGGGATGATTTCGTTAAAACTGGTAAGGTAAAAGGATTTTCTATAGAGGGTTATTTTGCTGATAAATTAGAAAGACCAAATGAACCAATTAATGATTTTTCAGAAATAGAAGAAGAAGAAGCGAAAGAAATTTTATCACAGGTAAAAGGTATTATAAGCAAAGATAAAAGAACAAAGAGTGGTAAGAAAATGATAATGGAATCTTACTCTGATTATCCTACATCTGTAAAAAACAATGCTAAAAAAGGACTCGAATTAAATGAAAAGGTAAATAATAAATGTGCAACACAAGTTGGTAAGATTAGAGCAAAACAATTATCACAAGGTAAACCAATAAGCAAAGAAACTATAAAACGTATGTATTCTTATTTATCAAGAGCTGAGGAATATTTTGATCCTTCTAATAATGAGGCTTGCGGGACAATATCGTTTTATTTATGGGGAGGTTTAGCAGCTAAAAGATGGAGTGAATCTAAATTAAAAGAATTAGGATGAAAAAAAAATATGAGGACAATAGATATTATACTAGTCCTAAAACAAATAAACGTGGTTGTTTATGTAAAGACCAATTAACTTATTCAAGAAAATGTTGTGATGGTAGTTATCAAGCACAGGGTATAGGGAAAATATAACAAAACAATTTATAAATTATTATAATACTATGAAACCATTAGAAATGTTAAATCAAGTAAAAGAACTTCTAGGTGTTGAAAATGAATCTTCTGTTGAAGAAAAAATAGAATTAGCACAAATGAAGTTAGAAAATGGTACTGTTATAGAAGCAGAATCATTTGAAAAAGATCAACCTATTTTTATAGTTACCGAGGAAGATAAAGTTGCTTTACCCGTTGGTGATTATAAATTAGAGGATGGTAAAATTTTAGTTATAAAAGAAGAAGGTATTATTTCTGATATAATGGAAGAATCTGAAGAATCTGAAGAATCCGAAGAAATAGAATCATCTGAACAACTAGAAGAAGAAGAAGTTAAAGCTGAGTATGTTACAAGACAAGAATTGAAATCAGCTGTAGACGAAATAAAAGCAATGATTGAAGATATGAAAAAAGAAAAAGAAGAAATGTCTGAAGAAGTTGCTGAAGAAGTTGGTCTTGCTGTAACAGAAATGTTAAGTAAAAATAAACCTGTAGAATTAGAAGAAAGTGAAAAAGTATCACATAATCCTGAAGGTAAAGAAGAAAAGAAATTTAATTTGTATGCTAAAAAAAGACAACATACTGTTAAAGATCGCGTATTAAATAGAATATTAAACCTAAATTAAAATAAATAAAAATGGCTACTACTACATCAATTACGAGCACATACGCTGGAGAATTTGCCGGTAAGTATATTAGTGCTGCATTACTCTCAGGTTCTACTCTTGATGGAGGGAATATTGAGATAAAACCAAATGTTAAGTTTAAAGAGGTAATTAAAAAAGTTGCAACTGATTCTAATGTAATCAAAGATGCTTCTTGTGATTTTACTGATACTGCAACTGTAACATTAACAGAAAGAATATTACAACCTGAAGAGTTTCAAGTTAATTTAGAACTTTGTAAAAAAGATTTTAGATCAGATTGGGAAGCTATTCAAATGGGATATTCTGCATTTGATAATATGCCTCCTAAGTTTAGTGATTTCTTAATTAGCCACGTTGCTGGTTTAGTTGCTGAAAAAACAGAACAAAATATATGGGCTGGTGTTAATGGAAATGCAGGAGAATTTGATGGATTCACAGTT